TCTTCTATGAACGATTCATCCAAAATGGAGAGATCTCTCTCTTCTCCCCACACGACGTTCCTGGTCTGTATGATGCTTTTGGCACTGATCGATTTGACGAGTTGTATGTGGGTTATGAACGAGATTCATCTGTTCCAAGAAAGACTGTCAGAGCTCAGGAACTCATTCTGGACCTTCTGAAAGAGCGAGCAGAGACAGGTCGTATCTATTTGATGAACATTGACCACTGCAACTCTCACTCTTCCTTTAAAGATAAGGTAGAGATGAGTAACCTGTGTCAGGAAATTACCCTTCCAACTGTTCCTTTACAGCACATTGATGATCAGTTTGGTGAAATTGCTCTGTGTATTCTCTCCGCAATCAATGTTGGAAAGGTCAAGTCTGATGAGGAACTTGAAGATCTCTGTGATCTTGCTGTTCGTGGTCTTGATGAACTGATTGACTATCAAGAGTATCCAATCAAAGCAGCAGAAATCTGCACCAAGGCACGTCGTTCTCTTGGAATTGGATACATTGGTCTTGCACATTACCTTGCTAAACTTGGATTCAAATATGATTCCCAAGAAGCATGGGATGCAGTTCATAAACTGTCTGAGTCTTTCCAATATTACCTTTTGAAGGCATCAAATCAACTTGCACAAGAGAAAGGTCATTGTGAATACTTTGGACGCACCAAGTATTCTGATGGCATTCTTCCCATCGATACATACAAGAAGGATGTAGACGCTATCAGTAACCCAGAGTATCAACATGATTGGGAGGATCTTCGAGCATCTATCTTGGAACACGGTCTCAGACACTCAACACTGTCCGCACAAATGCCTTCGGAGAGCAGTTCCGTTGTGTCAAACGCAACCAACGGAATCGAACCACCTAGGGACTACCTGTCCATTAAGAAGTCCAAGAAAGGGCCTCTTAAACAAATTGTTCCTGGATATTCACATCTGAAAAATAACTATACCCTTCTCTGGGATATGCCAAACAACAGTGGTTATATCAACATTGTTGCTATGATGCAGAAATTCTTCGATCAGGCAATCAGTGGTAACTGGTCTTATAATCCTGAGCATTATCCTGATGGTGAAGTGCCAACATCTGTCATGGCAAATGACCTTTTAACTACATATAAGTACGGTTGGAAGACTTCCTACTATCAGAACACTCACGATCAAAAGACTGATGAAGTAGAAGACAAGACTTCCAAACTGGAAGCATTGATGATAGAATTAGAAAACGCAAACGAAGGGGAGTGTGAATCCTGTGCAGTTTAAACTCAACGAAAAAGAAGAAACTAAGAAAGTTAGAGGCATGACTGTCTTTAATGCAAACCAAGTGAACACCAAGAAACAACCAATGTTCTTTGGTGCTCCACTTGGGGTTCAAAGATATGATTCTTATAAGTATCCTATCTTTGATAAACTTACGACTCAACAGTTGGGTTATTTTTGGAGACCAGAAGAGGTTTCCTTACAAAAAGATCGTGGTGATTATCAATCATTACGACCCGAGCAGAAGCATATCTTTACTTCTAACTTGAAGTATCAAGTTATGCTGGACAGTGTTCAGGGTAGAGGTCCTGGAATGGCATTCATTCCATACTGTTCTCTGCCTGAATTGGAGGCGGCAATGACAGTGTGGGAGTTTATGGAGATGATCCATAGTCGCTCCTACACTTACATCATCAAAAACGTTTATTCAAACCCCAGTGAGGTGTTTGATACTATTCTGACCGACCAGCGCATTCTAGAACGTGCTGAGAGCGTTACAGAAGCATATAATGACTTCATTCATGATGCCCAGGAGTATGGTTCATCTAACGCATGGGAACATGCGCTTGAAGGTGCTGGTACTTTCAAAGAAACAAGGTATGAACTCAAACGGAAACTCTTCCGAGCAGTCGCAAATGTCAACGTTCTGGAAGGCATACGATTCTATGTGTCTTTCGCCTGTTCATTTGCCTTCGGTGAGCTCAAACTCATGGAAGGAAGTGCTAAAATTATTTCCCTCATCGCACGAGATGAAAACCAACACTTAGTTCTCACTCAGAACATTTTAAACAAGTGGGCAGAGGGTGATGATCCTGATATGAAGAAGATCTTTGAGGAAGAGAAAGAGTGGTTGTATGCGCTCTTTGATCGTGCTGTTAACGAAGAGAAACGTTGGGCACAATATCTTTTCAAAGATGGTAGTATGATTGGACTCAACGATAAACTACTTCATCAATACGTTGAGTGGATTGCTAATCGCCGTCTTAAAGCAATTGGTATGAAACCAGTTTATGATATCTCTGCCAAGAACAACCCACTTCCCTGGACACAACACTGGATCTCTTCTAAGGGTCTACAAGTTGCACCACAGGAAACTGAGGTTGAGTCCTATATCGTAGGAGGAATCAAACAAGATGTCACAGCATCCACATTCGCAGGATTTAGTCTCTGATTCAAGAAACGAAGAAGACTATGACACATGGGAATATGGTACAGAACCTATTCCCAATGACACAACTTGGAAAGAAACCCAAAAGGATCAAGAGGAGAAGTAAATGTTTATCGAAAACGAAAACAGAGGAACCTGGACAGAGACATATCTTGCCTGGAAAGGTTCTCTCCTTACCGAAAAACAAATTCAACTTCTCACTGAGGGTCCACACAGTCTGACTGACTCTTGGGCTCTTGGTGCTATGAAGAATGAATATGACAAATACTTCAAAAACAACCGACTATAAAGATGCCACGTAACGAAATCTCAGTCGCAGAAATTAAAACCAGAGTAGAGAAACTTAAAAATGAACTCTACTGGGAAGAGCACAAGTATGGGTCACAAGCACGTGAACTTGCACATAAATACGTGAATCGAGTGCTTGATATTATTGACGAATATCGATTATGAAAATCCCTGGATCTATAATGGCGGGGTGTTTGACGGGAGCGACCTTGGGAATTACTATGGGTTTGTTTACCGTATTACCTCTAAAACCACCAAGCGTTCGTACATTGGACGCAAATACTTTTGGCAAAAACGAAAGCCTAGACCTGACAATTCGGGTCGAAAAAGAAGGCGAGTTACATCTGAAAGTAACTGGCGCAAGTACTATGGATCTTGTCCAGAGCTTACGGCAGATGTTAAGGAATATGGACGGGACGATTTTGTTAGAGAGATCCTGAGTCTTCATGAGACTCCTGGTAAGACTAACTACGAAGAGACCCGTCAACTCTTTCTAAATAACGTGCTGACCGAGAGCTTGACAGATGGCACCCCTGCCTTCTATAATAGCAACATCCTCGGTCGCTATTACCGCAAAGACTACTTTGAGCTACCCGCCCCTGAGGCAGAGGTAGATGTCGAATTCAATTGATTTAATGTTTGAAAAACTATTCGCACCACTTCTCCTTTCTATTCCCGTTGCTGCTTGTGCTTATCCAGCAATTAACGAGATTAAAAATCCTCCTCCTGTTGACGTAACCGTCAATAAGGAAAAGGCAGTCCCTATCGAAGTGGTAGAAAAGTCTTGGAAGTGTCCTGGATGTAATTACAACGAGAAATATGTCCTCGAAAAACTCCAAGAGAAAACCAAGATCTCTGACCGAAATGCCCTTGCAACAATTATGGGTAACATCAAAGCAGAGAGTAACTTCCATCCAAATATTTGCGAAGGAGGTGCAAGAGTTCCTTATAACGCTTGCCATCGTGGTGGTTATGGTCTTATTCAGTGGACTAGCATAGGCCGTTACACGAATCTTGGTAAGTTTGCCAAGCGTTATGGTTACGATCCTTCTAGTCTTGAAGGACAGACAGCATACATGATTAATGAATCGGTCTTCCAACGCTACCTTCCCGAGTTTGAAGGAAATGGACAAACAGTTGATCAGTACATGGTTGCTGCCTATTACTGGTTAGGTTGGGGCATCAAAGGAAACCGCCAACTCTATGCATATAACTATACTAAGAAATTTGTATTTGCATGATTAACGACTGGCGTTATGATGATGACCGTTTAAAACTTCGTGGTGAAGTTTTACAAGTCCTTTTGAAAAAATATGGGGCACAGATGGGGGGAGTTGTGCCTAAATATTCAACGCAATCCATTTATGAGTGTGCTCATGATTGGGTGTCACAAGGACATAAGACTCACTTCGGAGTCGCAAAATATTTTGAGGCATACTATGCGAAAACTTCTTCTTAGTGCTATACTTCTGTTAGCATCTCCTGCTGTCGCTGAACCGACAAAAGGATACTATACTATGGACTCTTTGGGTTGCATGATCACCAGAGAATGCTCTAAGGATGTCCGACGAATCAAGAGTATCGACGATATTCGTAAAGAGTTTCCTGATTCTAATTTTGATCTTATTGCTGACGAGTTTAACTCGATGTTGGTATCCCTTGATAAGATCGGAGTTATGGTTTTTCTAGGGCACGAAAAGTATTTTCCCCCTGGACATCGTGGTGTCTATCATACCGTTAG